ATACTGCATACTGCATACTGCATACTGCATACTGCATACTGCATACTGCATACTGCATACTGCATACTGCATACTGCATACTGCATACTGCATACTGCATACTGCATACTGCATACTGCATACGGCATAAAAGAATAAAAGTAAGCCCCGTTACCGGGGCTCAGTCGGGCGAAACGAGCCAGTCACTCAGCGGCGCTGAAATGTCGCTCTGGCTCAGACTGACACGGTATTTTTTCCAGGCCGTCAGGCGTTCGCTATCTCCCTCCTGTGCCATATCCAGCTCAGCCGCATCGGTAAGCATCTGTATTTTTTCGCTCGCATCCCGGATGCGGGCTGACAGGATAGCCCTGCTGGCTTCCTCGCTCAGCACGGGCACAAGCGGCGGCCCTTTAACAACCCTGCCCCTGATCAGCTGGCAGTCAGGCCCGACGGACTCAAATTCTGCCTGACTCAATTCGGCCAGGCCCTGCGTCGCATAGCTGTCAGCATCCGACTGCGTGAAAGCAATCAGCATCGCATCAATGTAAAGTCGCTCATTGACCGCCACAAAATAACGGCTTTCGTAAGCTGCAACCGGCTCCGTGCCGGATTCCTCAACAATGTCTGCTTTGTCTTCGCTCATTTTTATCACCAGATTGCCAGAAGGTTAACGTTAAGGGCGGAATCATTGTTGTTATAGATACCGGCATTCCCCGGCCCCACGCCGGTAGACCACACAGCCGGATCACCGTTTATACCCGCGATAAAGACGGCCGGCGCGGCCGGAAACGCCGCCGGGTATGTCCAGATGACGTTGGTTTTTGCGGGTATGCTCAGGTTCTGTCGGCACCACTGACCGCCGCCAGGCATCTTTGTCCACGCACCATTTCCGTTCGTACCAGACTGAAACTGCCAGTAAGCAACCGCACTGTTGGCGCCGTTACCGCCAGCCACTGCAAAGCCCTGACCTGCATCTCCCCCTTTAAATGCATAGCCTCCCAGCATCAAACTCAGCCGGGCATTGCTGACCGCGCTGTTAGTTTCTCCGGAGTTTCTGACCTGAAAATCCTGATTCGCGTTACCGTTGAGAGCGGCTTTCTGCGCCAGCAGAGTATTAACCTGCCCGCGGTTCACCGCATGGCCGTCTGCGGTGGCATCTTTAACGGAAAACTGCTGATTAACGTTACCCGCAAGCAGCGCGCGCGCCGCCAGTTGATTCATCATCGTTGCCGAAAAATTCGGATCGTTACCCAGCGCCGCCGCCAGCTCATTCAGCGTGTCCAGCGATTCCGGGGAAGAGGCAACCAGCTGCGCGATTGCCGCTTGCACAAAGGCCGTCGTAGCCAGAAGCGTAGAGCTGTTGCCCGCAGCGGGTGTCGGCGCTTTTGGCGTGCCGGTAAATACCGGGCTGTCTTTGGGTGCGTACTGTTTATGCGGTTCGGCTGCGGCGACGTGCCTGGCCATCAGGTCATCCGCATAGGCTTTGACCTCAATCGTGGCATTATCGACGTACTGACGCGTTGCCAGCACAACGGCCGGATCAATCTTCAGCGTTACCGCGCTGGCGCTGTTCACGATTAAAATCATGCGCACGGTCTGCGTCCGGCCGCTGCCTTCGGCCAGTTGCGGCTTGTAGGTTTCCGGGCAGTTAGCAACAGCAATCAGTACGCCGTCGGAGTCGTACAGGCCGATTTCACGGATCCAGAAACCGCCCTCGCTTTCCGGGATAATCTGCTCGGCGATAATCTGGCTGCTGTTTGCCGCGTCAACGGTCAGCGAATTAAGCTGTGCGCGGCGCTTCTCGCCGATGAGCTTATTCTGCGCCACGTCAGGCGTCGGCAGCGTGCCGCCGCCGTCACCGACCCCCATTGAGGTGATATTCACTTTCGTGCCGAGTGCGGCGGCGTTCGCCAGCTTAGCCGCGCCCTGATTGGTCAGCAGGGCAAAATATTTTGTCGTCATGCGCTCACTTCCGTCAGGTCAATAATATGCACCGCAACGCCGGAATAACCCGGCCCACCGACGCTGATAAGTTCTGGTGTGTAGGGATAAACGGTCAGCTCATCCCCGCTGTAGCTGGCAACGGCAACCGGCAGCGCGCCGTTCGCGTCCAGATTGATAGACAGGCCGATGAGGTGTCGGCTGCAGGGTTTCGCGTCGGCTATCAGGCGCTCCAGCTCGTTATACATTTCCTCGGTAATGCCGGTATCCAGCACGCCCACGTCAAGCCGGAACGTTCCTGGCGCTTCGTTGGTTTTCCACCACTCAATTATCCTGATGAGATAGCCCAGCGGCTCAACGACGCGGCGGATAGCGCCTATCGTTCCCTTGTGCCGGTGCACGTACTGCGAGGCGGCAACCACGGCGCGCTTTGTCGATTCCGGCCAGGCTGAATCCCAGCGGTCAACTGACCACGCCCACGCCAGATAGGGCAGAAGCGCTACCGGGCAGGTTTGAGGATTCCATAACTGGCGCAGCGGCACGCTCATCGCGCCGGGGCTTGCCAGCGCCTCAGCGGCAGCAACCTCAAGCGCTGACGAGCCGATCGGCAGCAGGCGATCACTCATCCGAGCCTCCCACGGTCAGCGTGTAACCTGTGCAGTAAGCGGCCTGTGCTTTATCGAGCACCATATCTGCAGCAGGTTTAATCAGGTTGACGCGCTGCACGCCCTCAACGTGCATGGCGGCATACAGCGCAGACAGGCGAATGTCCCGGCCGAGGCGCTTCTGCGCGGTAATATAGGCGGCAAGCTTTGCCTCTGAGGCAGCGCGGATCGGTTCAGCTTCCGGCCCCGGATAGAGGTACAGCTCGGCCACGATTTCATATTCAACAATCTTCGCTGACTGCACGCTCACCCGGTCGGCAACCGGGCGCACGTCTTCGTCGTTGAGCGCAGCGTTAACCACGGCCAGCAAATCATCACCGGCCACGCCGTTGCCCTCACGCGCAAGCACAGTCACGGTAACAACGGCGGGCGACGGGCTGATGGCTGATGCATCGGCTACGCGGCCGTCGGCACTTCTGGCATGGTACTCATAAGCGCCAGTTGGCCCGGCCACGCTTAGCCCTTCAAAGGCGGCGGCGATGCGCAGCCGGAAATCGTCGTTACTTTCCATCACTGCGGGGGTTGGTGGAATGGTTGTATCGTCGGCCGGAGTAATGATCAGGCGGGGTACGCCATTATTCGCGCCGAGCTGGTCAAGGTCGCCATCCATGGAATAAGCCACCATGACGGCTTTTGCTGCCTCGTTGATGCGCTGGCGCAGGATCAGCTCACGGTAGGCATTTTCCTGCAGCAGCTTGACGATGGGTTCTGATTCAAGCGTCAGCGTGCGGGCGACGGCCTCCTGCTGGTCAGCCGGGTAAAGGGAAATCAGCGTCGCCTTTCGCTCGGCCAGCAGGCTTTCATAATCCAGCAGCTCCACCACATCAGGGGCAGGCAGCTGGCTCAGGTCGATAGTTGCCATAGTCTCAGCTCACAGGAACGGTTAAGGAAAAAGGCTGCGCGTTGTCGGTGCGGTTGCCAGACAGCTCAACCACCATTGCACCGTTGATATCCGACTCAAAGCTGATGGCGGTCAGTTTTATGCGCGGCTCCCACTTCAGGAGCGCCAGATAGCAGGCCGACATAATCTGCAGGCGCAGCGCCTCGTTTTGCGGCTGGTCAATCAGCGCGGATAAAAGCGAACCATACTGGCGGCGCATCACCCTGGTGCCGACAGGGGTCAGCAGAATGTCACGCACCGATTGCCGGATATGATCGAGGTCGGTCAGCGTGCCGCCGGTTTCCCGGTTCATGCCGATATATTTTGCGGTTGTCATATCGGTTCCCCCGTCTGGCCGCCGCTGTCGCCAGGGTGTTTATGTTTGTGCAGAACCTTGCCGTTTGAGGAAAGGTTGCCGCCGGTATGCGTCACGTCGCCTTTCATCGTGCCGCCCTTAGTGACTTCCAGCTGCGCAGTCTTGAGCAACGTTGTGCATTCCACTTCGGGCGAGTCAAACAGGATTTTTACAGCTGCTTTGATGGTTGCCGTCTGTATGCCGGTTGCAACCAGTGCGCCGTTTTCCGGCTCGTACTCGATCACCGCGCCGTCAGGAAATGACCAGTGCAGCGCATCGGCTGAGGCTGACGGAGCCGGGTTGGCATCCGAGAAAATGCCCGGCAGCACAAAGCCGGTATCGAGTTCGCCGCCAAGGCAAAGAACAAGCACCTGCTCACCTACTGACGGCGCATTCCAGGAGCGGGTTTTACCTGCGCGGGCGCTCAGCCAGTGCAGCCAGCCGGTTGTGTTTTTTCCTGTATCGACACGGCATAGCCCGCCGTCAAGGTTGATGGCCGACACGGTTCCGATGCGGATCAGGTTGCGCAGCAGGCGTAGGACTTCTGTAAGTTGTTCGTTCATTCAAGCATAATGAGACGGTAAGTCTTTATCGACAAAGGCTTGACGCCTGCTCATCTACCAACAAACAACAACACCATGAGAGAAGACAATGGAAGAATTGTTCAGTCTTAAAACGACGAAAGATTTAATTACTAATTATTTACAACTTCTGATAAAAATTAGTCCTTCCAACGAATTTGAGAAGACAAGAAACGGATATATACATTTCATCTTAGACTTAATGGTTAAACACCCCCAAGACTGGGATGAAAGCACCCAGTTTAATATAAGCACCATATCTAAAAGCTTTACTCGAAGCCTTAACCTTCCAAGCTTAGAGATTAAAGAGGATGACTCGTTAGATATGATGTTTATACTACTATTCAGGTTTTTCAACGAATATCAGCTTTATAAAATGACTGATGAATTTGATAATTATTCAAGAATCAGAGATTTCGCTAGAAAAAATTTTGCTGCTTTTTCCACCGAATATGCTGAACAAATAGATTATACTTTACGAGATATGCCAGTATCGATTATCAAATCATTATTGTCTGGCAATGACTTTTCATCACTTCGCGATTTTTCAGCACTAAAAAAAGAAGCGGAACAGTTTAGGAGTGCATGGGATGCAGATTTGAAAGCCAGAAAAAAAGAAGTGGATGATCTTAAGGAATCTTTGGATTCGTATAAAGATGCTTTCAATTTTGTTGGAATATACAATGGTTTTAAATCAATTGGTGAGGCTAAAGATAATGAGTTAAAGACAGCCAAATATTTCTTATTGGTTATTGGTGCGATTATCCCAGTGGTTATAGGGCTTGGCCTCTGGCATATGATGAATCTTAAAGAACATATACAAAGTTTATTTGAGTTGGTTACATTCATCCCAGCAACCGCGCTATCAATAGTTCTGATTTATTATTTCAGAATATCACTTTCAAATTACAATTCAATTCGCGCACAAAAAATGCAGATTGAGCTTCGGAAAAGCTTATGTCAGTTTATACAGCAGTATTCAAAGTACAGCAGTGAGATATCAAAAGACAATGCAGGTCTTCTATCGAAGTTTGAAGACGTTATTTTCTCTAACATCATGACTTCTGAGGATAAAATGCCTTCAACCTTTGACGGACTTGAGCAAATAGCAACTTTGATAAAGGCTGTAAAAACGAAAAGCAGTTAATTTAAGCCAGTTTTTCATAAACTATGTACTCAATTAAGCGACGGTCATTTTCATTTATTCCAAATAATGGCCTCGCCTCATATTTTACTGCTCGCCTATTTCGCGAAGGCCGGTCGCGCAGGCCATAATGATGCACGCGGGCCATGCGCTGCACGTTACCCGCAAACTCGATCACGGCCTCATTCGGGCTGGCTTGCGCCTTCATATACTTAGCCGTGCGCAGCTTTGCGAACATCTCGCGCTTTATCCGGCCTTTTTTGCTGCGCACGGGCTGCGTTTTGCGGGGCTTAAACGGCGTGCCGTCAGGTGCCTGCTGGCGCTTGATGTTCTGCTGCTGACTCGCGCGCAGCTTCTTCGCGATGGTTCGCGCCATTTCTTTACGTGCCGGGGCTGACAGGCTGCTGATAAGCGCCTCCAGACGGTCATTTACCAGCTGCAGCTCACTCATGTGTGTAACTCGCTGATCAGCTCGCCCTTAACGAAAAGCTGCATCGGCCGCGCATCATTTTCCGGTAGCGGGTTCTCGCCGGCGTGGGTCACGTGCAGCCCGTCGTCGGCCTGCTTCACGATCACGCGCTCGCTCAGCTGCAGCTCAATGCTGATGTCGCTGGCAGTATCGCTGATAACGTCCGCCTGAAAGATAAAGCCCGTCCGGCGCTTTTCTTCGGTTGCCATAATGTCGGGTTCATTCGTGCGCAGCCATGCCAGCAGTGGCACGATCAACAGGTCGATGTTACCGGCATAGTCGGTAATGACCATGTTAAGCCGGTACTGGTATTCAAATGACAGCGAGCTGGCAAGCGTCGAGACGATGCGCCCGCTGTCGATAAACACGTTCAGCGCGTCAGGGTTTCGCTGCAGCTCCGGCACGCTGTCGGTCAGCGCCTGGCGCAGTTGTTGGGGTTTCAGCATCGTGTTGTTCCTGGCAGTCTTTGATGATTTCAACCTGCAGCCCGCAGGCGATGAGTGCGGCCTCAAGCTGGCGATTGTCCGCCGCCAGATCGCCCGCCGTTTTAAGGCTGTTTCCCGGCACCGGGCAGCTTGTCACGCGCGGACACCCAATCCAGATAATCTCTGGCGCTGGCGAAGGCCGGACGGACGTGCAGCCGGATAACATCGTCAGGCAGAGCAGCAGCAGACCAGTCACGCAGTATCGGATTAGCATCGGTTTCTCTCTGTATGGTCATTTCTCGGTTTAGCGCGGCCGTGCTGGCACGCCCCTGCATCAGCCGCAGCTCGGCCTCGCGCTTCTGGCTGGCCCTTGCATCGGCATCCAGCCGGGCTATCGCCCTGTCGCGGCTCTCGATACCGGCCGACAGCGTACCGATAATGCGCTGCGCGCTGGTCAGGTCGTCTTTTGCTACCTTCCACTGCCAGCCGGTCACGCCCAGCGCCAGCAGCGCCACGGCCAGCAAAGCAGCAATCAGGCGCGTCATGGCACACCCCGCAGGCAGTAAGCCGTTTCCGCAGCGCGGCGGTTTTCCAGACCGCGATTTTTCACGCCCTTAACGAACACCCAGCGCCGCAGCTCATTACAGGCATCAGGCCAGTGCTGCAGCCGGATATACCGGGCGAAGGTCGAGCTGCAGGCCGCACGCACGCCGACGTTAAAGGCAAATGACACGGCCGTGTCGTAAACAGGCTGCGGCATATCGCTGCGCATACAGGCATCGATCCCGCGCTCCACGCGCATCACGTCATACACCAGATTGGCCGCCGCCTGCCGCTCGCTGACCTGGCTTTGCGGCGTCACGCCCTCTGTGTGACCAATGCCGTTCGTCCAGACTCCGGCGCTGCACTGATAGGGCGAGGTGCGGCACCCCTCGGCGTTGGCGATGAGCGCAAGCCCGGCCTCGGACGTTTTTAGGGTTTTAAACTGAGGCAGCAGCGCAGCAATCGCCAGCACGGCCACCACGGCGCAGCGTTTAACGGTCTGGCTCAAGGTTCACCCCCCCGCAGGCGCTGCAGCTCGTAGGTTTTGCGCCGGTAATGCCAGTTGATAAAGAACGTCGCCACGTTAGTGATAAGCGTGATAACCGCTACGCCGGAACCGACCATAAAGGCGATATCCTGCGGCGTATGACGGCCGAACCACATCAGGATGAGGCCTATCAGGTAGTTGATCACAGAGCTGATTTTTTCCATTTTTAGTCCCACAGGTTGACGGTTTCACCTGCTGAAGATTCAGGCAGATCGGGCAGCGTCACCTCGCAGCCGTGCGGCAGCACCGGCC